TAGATCTTAGAGGAAATAAAAATGTGACAAATATAGATAGTATTGATTTAGTACAAGGTGATTTAGATATCGCATACACCAAAATACCTTTTTTTGATAAAAATAAAGTAAGAGGTAGGTTAGATTATTGGGGTTCTGAAATGCAAAGATTAGAAAAATTAAAAATCCATAAACAAAGACTTGCACATCAAGAGCTATTAAGACAGGATGATGATTGGAATGTTGAAAATGATGACAAAGAATCAAATGAAACTGAAGCAATTTTTGAGTATCTTAAAGAAAGTGGAAGTGTAGAAGAAGGTGAAGATAAGTATTTTTTATTTAAAGAGAAATATAATCATTATGGAAATTCAAGTGTTTATTTATGGTTAGGATCAAAAAACTTTGAAAGTGAATATGTTGTTTATGAAGGAGAAGATAATTTACATGAAGCGGCAAAAGAAAAATTAGAATCACTAATTGAAGAAGTTGGTTTTGATGCGTTTAGAGAACATGTTTGGGAAAACCATATTGATGAAAGATACGTAAGAGATTACCTTTATGAAGACTACAACGAATATGTTAGAGAAAGTCCAGAAGATTGGAATATAAAAAGAGAATTTACCCAACAACAAAAACAATATTTAGAAATACACCAAGCAAGTATTGATAGATTAAATCAAAAACTTGAAGATGGTGGACTTACTGACGAAGAAGTTGAAGAAATTGAAAATGATATTTACGACTACGAGCAATTAATGGAAGACATCAAAGAAAACCCTGAAGGTGATTATAATGAACAAGAAATCGAAGACACCATAGAAGGTATGGTTGAAGACAACATGGATGATATATTTAACGTATTAAGAGGTAGAGGTTATGATAATAGCGCACTTTTAGATTTTGTAGATGTAGACGCCGCTATTGATTATGTGATAAGAACTGACGGTTACGGACACACGTTAAATGGTTATGACGGAACAGAGAACGAATATAACATCAACGGAGAGGATTATTATGTTATGAGATATAACTAATCATTTACACTCATTAAAAAAACATCTACTTTTTATCTAAAATATTTTAATGAAAACTGACTGGTTATTTCAAGACCCGATTGATTTAGAGCACAAACAATTAGTACTTTTAGGTTATTTACAAAAATTAGATAAAAACTTAAATAGTTTTAAACTATATCCTCAGTTTCAAGAAATATCATTACATCTTGCAAGTATCAATCTTTTAATTGAAAAAGGTCAAATCCTCACACTTAATAGAACATTAAAGGATCCTGATGATGAAATTTTAATATCAGACTTAATACCTGTTGATTGTCCCTTATTAACAAAAGAAGAAATACTAGATGTTTATCATATATGTAAGTATTCATCAACAAAACTTACTGATTATTTTAATCACGCTAAAGCAATTTGGGATATTGTAAATGATACGGTTTCAATAGACCCGGTACAAAACCCAAAAAACATTGAACCAAAACAAGGTCTTTTCTTTTTAGATTATGGTAGTAAAACTTATCTATATGAATTTATTATAAAACCAATCAAAAAAGGAAACTTAGAAACAAAATGTCATATAAAAAGAATATGTGAATGTTCAAAAGGAGATTTTGATGAAAAATTAAAAGAAGTAAAAAAACCATTAATTAAAAATCTACAAGACCCAAAGGTTCATAGTAAATTGATTGTATTTAATGTCAACCATAATAACAATTACCCACTTAAAGAAACATTACTACCTATCGCAAAAAGAAAGATAATGAATTACATGATTCAATCAAAAATTATCAAACACAAAAATTTGACAAATAAGATATAGTTTCTTATTATTTCAAATAAAAAAGTCATGGTAGTAAAACAAAGATCATTAAACGAGTTAAGACAGGAGAAAGAATTTGGGTACAAACATCCTGTGGTTCAAAAAAAAGAAATCAATGTTGATTCAAAAGTAATTATTGAACTAGTAAAAAAATACCCTAACGATATGGAGTTAGGTAAACAAGTAAGAAGTTATTTAAACCAACTTGGAATTTATGAGTAATGAACAAGTTAATCACCCCCAACATTATGGGGGCGAGTCAAACCCATATGAGGCGATAAAAGTGATTGATGCTTGGGATCTTGGATTTAGTTTAGGAAATACTGTGAAGTATATCTCAAGAGCCGGTAAAAAAAATAAAGAAAAGGAGTTGGAGGACCTGAAGAAGGCGTTGTGGTATTTACAACATCATATTGATACGTTAGAGAAAAAATGAAATATTTTTATTTTTTATTAATACTACTTCTAACTTCTTGTATTGAAATAATTGAAGATCTGAAAATTAATTTAGATGGATCAGGGACCTTTAAGTATTCAATAAACCTTAGTCAAAGTAAAACCAAAACCTCAGCAATACTTGCTCTTGATAGTTTATATGGTGAAAAAGTTCCTAAAATCTTTGAAATAAAAGAAAAAATTAGTTTGTTTAAAAAAACATTACAAGAACAAGAAGGTATAACAAATGTCATCATCACCGAAGATTATGAAAACTATATTGTAAGAATTCAGTGTGATTTTAAAAATGTGGAATTATTAGAAAAAGGTTTAAAAAACACAGCATCAAAGATGTATCAAACAAATGAGTACAATTATGATTGGATATGTTATAAGGGAAAAACTTTAATTAGAAAAACACCTGTATTTAATTTAGATGATATTAGAAAGTTTGGTGATAAGGATATTGATAAGTTAAAAACCGGTACCTATACTTCAATAACAAGGTTTGCAAATAAAATAGACACTTTTGAAAACGTAAATTCAGTTAGGTCTAAAAGCAACATGGCACTTATGATTAAAGTAAGTCCTGATATGTTACTAATAAACCAAAACCTTTTAGATAATAAAATAACATTAAAAAAATGATAGAAACAGGAAAGATTATAAATGGTGACTGTATTGAGGTCATGAAAACATTACCTGAAGGGTGTATTGACCTTGTGGTTACAAGTCCTCCTTATGGTGTAGGTATTGCGTATGACGTACATGAAGATGATGTGGAGTTTGAGGATTATCTTGTTTTTGCTAGAAACTGGTTAACAGAAACATATAGAGTATTAAAAGATGATGGTCGTATTGCATTAAATATACCATACGAAGTTAACAGACAAAAAAAGGGTGGAAGAATTTTATTTGTTTCTGAGATGTATCAGTTGATGAAAGAAATTGGTTACGGATTTTTTGGTCTTGTTGATTTAGAAGAAGATGCACCACATAGACTTAAAACCACTGCTTGGGGATCATGGATGTCACCATCATCACCATATATCTATAACCCAAAGGAATGTATAATTTTAGCTTATAAAAAACAACATATTAAAAAGGTCAAGGGCGAACCACAATGGAAGGGAACACCAACTGAAATTGAACAGGAAGACGGAACTTTTAAGAAAAAAGTGGTATATGAGGAACAAGATAAAAAAGAGTTCATGGATTTAGTATTTGCCCAATGGAAATATTTTGCAGATACGAAGTCTTTGACTAAGGCAACCTTTTCAATGGACATACCAACCAAGGCGATTAAGATATTGTCCTATAAAAATGACATTGTATTAGATCCTTTCACCGGTAGTGGAACAAGTTTAGTGGCCGCCGAAGTATTAGGAAGAAGGTGGTTAGGTATAGAACTCTCACCAAATTATACAGAAGTTGCAAGAACAAGGGTAGAATACTTTAAAAAGTTAGAAGAAATTAAAGAAGACCAACAGTAATGTTGGTTTTTTTGTTTTATTTCATATTTATTTAGTATGAAAAGACTACTAAAAGAATCAGGTATTAGAGATATAAAACAAATATCTAAAAGATATAAAAAAGCTAAAATTTATTTCCATCAAGATTTAGATGGTGTTACCACGGCACTGGCGATGAAAAACTATCTTGAACAACATGGAATTAATGTTGTTGATGCTGAGGTTATACAATACGGCGCTAAAGAATTTGCAATTAAAAAACCCGAAGGTGAAGGAGATGTGATGCCGGTATTGGTTGATTTTGCTCACGGAAAACCAATGTTTGTTATCCATACCGACCACCACGATAGTCAAGCTGGTGTTGAAAGTGATACCGCAACAAGTTTTAGACACGCAAGATCTAATGTTGAAACAATATCTCAGATATTATCACCAAAAGAAATTTTTACAGCAGAAGATATATTATTAATCTCAACAGTAGATTCTGCAAATTTTGTCGCAAATAAAATAACACCAGAAATGGTCATGAACTACCTTTTCAAATACGATAAAAATGAGTCTTTGAAAAGAAATAAAATGTTAATGGGACTTGTTGTAAATAAATTACTTTTAGCCTATAAAGGAAAACCAAATTTTTTGGAAGATATTGTTTTAAATGCAAAACCATCCCTTTTAAGTATTCTTAATTTTATAAAAAAAGTGGCATTAGAAAAAGGGTACGCAACCCCCGAAATGATGACAAAAAATACTGAAGAATATGTTCAAAGTAGAAAAGATTCTGGAGTTAAAAGAACCGGTAGTGTATTATCTCAATACGGTTTTGGTTCAGCAAAAAAGGCAGGATCATATGATAGATATACACCATTTAGAAATAATCCCGATGCTGACTTTCTTGTAACCGGCATGCCAATGGGTATGGTACAAGCATCATGTAACCCATTCAAAGAAAGTAGGTCGTTAAAAGGTATAAATTTGGGTGAAATAAAAGATCAAGTTTTATTAGATTTTAAACCAGAATTAGAAAAACAAATTTTAACATTCAAAACAATAAAAAAAATAGCAGAAAGAGAAGCAACAAAAGAATCCGTAGGATTTACATCAAGAGACATGATGGCCCTTTATGGTTCAATGCCTTCTTACGATCCAAACACACAATCAATTAATGGATATGACTTTATAATTGCAAATTCAGGGGGACATAAATGCATTACAAATATTTCAGGAATTAATTTTATGTATAGTGGTTATGACAAACCATACACCAAAGATTTACCAAAAGAAGTTCTGCCTATTGCTTTTTATGAAGGTAATAACACATTTATCAAAGATATAAAACAAAAACTTTTGAGATTTAGAAAATTGTCTGAAAAACAGATACAAATGGCTTTAAGTGGAATGAAAAGAGAGGGAGTTGATATTGATTCGTTGGTGAATCAAAAACCAGAAAGAAGTTTTTTAGATTTAGTAAAAGAAATACAAGCTAGGTTTGTTGATATTTTAAATGAAAAAGTTAGATCAGAAAGTGAAAGTATCAATGAAAATTTTGACAGAAAAGATGTTGAAACACTTTTGAAAAAACACATAACAGGTGGTAAAACTTTATCAAAAAATGATTGGAATTACATAATGGAAAAATTGGATTGCGTTACTGATAATAGAGGACAGTGGGATCACCCTGAAAAATGTACAATGATTGAAAGTAATTCTATTACTATGAAAAATGTACCATATCCATTATTAGGTATTGATGATACAGGACACACTAAATTAATGTTACCTGAAAAAAGTTATCATTTTCCTGGAAATAATGTCTTTGAAATCCCACTTAAAGGTAAATATAAAAATTTAGGGATAGAGTTATTAAAAAATTTAACAACTTATTAGTTTTTTGACACATATTGATATATTTATAAAATACCTCTGACAAAATTCATATTTTTTTTTAGAAAACAATTGACAATTTAGAATAAATGTTTTAGATTTGTTAAACAATTAGGAAATGACCTAATGATAATTTGAAAAATTAAAAAAAATGAGTGAAGATCAAGTAACAGTAAACGAAATTTACGCTTACGTTAATGACAAAGGTCAGAAAGTGTACACACCTAATCTAGAGTTTGCTAAGATTATGAGTGACAAATACGGAACCGATAAGGTGTACGTAGAAAAAAACTAAAAAAAGTTCACAAGGTACTTGTCTAATAGAAAAAAAAGACTTAACTTTGTAAAAGATTCAAAACTACAGGAGATGAAAGATACTCGTTGTTGAATTAG